CCCTCCCCCCAATATAAGGTGTGTTTTGCTGTGTATCGGTACGCATAGCTGGCGGCTGGAAAGACCAGTGAACTACCCTGTGAACGTGGCAGGGGACTAGATGTCGGAGCCCTCGCCCGACCCGCCATCTTATTTTGCGGGTGTAGCTCAGTGGCAGAGCATCTGGTTTCCACCCAGAAGATGAGGGGTTCGATTCCCCCCACCCGCTCCAATGTTAAAAAAGTTGCGGAATCTTAACAGGTAGCGCCGTTCATGTTAGGACGCATAACATTGTGATATGCTCCCCGGAAGCATTGATGGCGATGCAGCGGTTTTGTACTCCGCAGAGCAGGGTTCAAGTCCTTGTCGGGGAACCAGCATGAAGAAAGAGACGGATATTGTTGCGGAGCTTCGGAAAACCGCCAAGGTAGGGGATGGGATTGTAAAGGTCCTAGATTCCCTTGCTAAAGCTATGGCGGAGAATCCTAATATCCCAGTTACGGCGGAAGTGATTCGTAGGACGGCGGACTATATTGATTTGCTTGAAAAGAATGCGCGTATGGCGGAACAATTCCAGAACATCATAATTATGGCTATGGAAACAGAGATGTTTAATAGCCTTACTAATAATAGCACTAAGCACTAGGGTTCTGTGGATGTTCGATTAACTGCTTTGGATCATCTGGTATTGGTGTCCAATGCGATAGATGTTTTGCTTTGCCGCTATCCCAGACAATCCCTTTGCCTTCCCAGCAATTGGCGGCAGAGGACCATGCGGCAATGTCCCTCATCCAGAAATCATGGGAACGAAAATAGCCCGTGATTAGAATGTGAGTCCCATCTTTCGGGGCGGTGTCTATAGGCATCCAACTCATTTGGGTTCCTTACAGAAGTATTGGCGTAGCCTGATGCCCACTTGAGATATGGGCATATGCGGGTCCCATATGATGGTCCGTAGGGCGTCAGCCACGTTAGAGCCTACACGGACAATGTGACTGGGTTTGTTCCTATCAGTCATTTTGATCCCTCCGGTCCATTCATCCCCTTGGGAGTCTCAGGCGGCGTATTGTCCCCATAGACGGATAGAACAGGCGTAGGCCACGGCCATGACCACATGCCGCCATGGCTTATGGTCTGCACAGCCTGCGGCCTAGCCTCTAGCTGGGCTACTCGCAGTTCAAGGGCCGCAATCCGGTCCAGCAGTTCATCAGTCTTGTCCATCAGCTTTCTCCCCTAGTGCAGCCTCTGCAAGCTCAACGCACATGGCTAGGCAAGCCCAAAGGTTTGCGCCTTCATTGGTCTTTGGCACGTTGATATGCTCATCCTCAATGGCGGCAATCTTTTTGAGGGCCTTTTCCAAAACTGCAATCTGGTTTTGGTAACTGATTATGACACCCGCCTGAAGCTCAATCATGGTACGGCATTCAGACAGCAATGTTTCAGGCTGCATTTGGTGGAATGTTCTTCCCGTTGGCGGGGGCAAAGACTCCATATACAAGCCAATCCGTTCTGTAAGGCTTTTATCCATCTTTCTTCTCCTCTAGTGCAGCGCGGGCATTGTCCAATGCTCCAAACAGAAACCCTTCAAGCCCAAACGCTAAACGGTATCTTGTTTCATCATCTGATTTGCATTTTTCAAGTTCAGCAATTGCATTGGCGCAATGCCGCAGCGCCTTCTCCAGCGCCTCAATGCGGCGAAAAGCACTTTGTAATGAATTTATTGCACTGAAAGATACACCTTGTTGGATAAATAGTTCTTCTTTTGTTTTTGCCAGTTGTTTTTCAAGATCATCCATCAGTCCCACTCCTGTTCACCCGGCGGCGGAGGCAGCGGCATCCAGTGGGTTGGGTTATTTCCCCATGGCGGTTCATGTGCATGGATGCACCAATCATCAACACTGTAACACCCTATTTGAATGTAAAATCCGTATTCATCTTTGCCAACCCATTCTTGATATTTAGGGTATTTCTCATATAGCAATACGTCCGTGCCATCCTTTGGCGCGGTTTCTATTGGTTGCCAGTTCATGCCATAGCCTCCCTGTATAATTCTGAGAACAAACAATCATTGTTCTCAATCCATTCCAGCGTAATGTTTTTGATGATGTCCCGCCAATAAGTCTCAAAGACATGGATGGCATGAGCATCTTTGATCTTATTTTTAGCTTCCGCCTTTAGCGCAGGATTAAATAACCAATCCCGCGATAGGTCTAATGGGCAACAGAATGTGTGGTCTAAAACTACACAGTAATCCTTGAGATATGGGTTCTCAGCCATCAATGCTGGCAGCACAACCCCGCCATAAGCCCATGTGTTAGATTGAATTGCCTTTGGCATACGATCCAGCCATTCCTCAATGAACACATAGCCGGGTGGTGGCATCATCAAAGAATTTCCGGGTGATGACATCATCAACGCATTGCTGATGGACCGCCGATTTTGTGTTTCCCATGACATGACCAGCCTTACTTCAGAAAGAAACTCCGCCAAAGGTTTCTGGAGAAGGATGTCTGTATCCATGTAAATGCCGCCATAGTCCCGCAAAATCTGCAAGCGCATGATGTCAGCAATGTATTGAGGATAAACAATCTCAACGCCTTCAAAGTGCGTAGGAAGTTCAATCTCAACAATGCCAACGGATTCCCTAACCCACTTAGGCAAATCCATGGGTTTGTTGGTTGTAATAGAGATATGGTTCGGATCATGGTGCTTCTGAGCCAGCTTTACAGCCAGATCATTCACAATAGACCACGGGCGGGTTTTATCCGTCATCGGATAAATCATATGTATTGTTGAAGGGATCATTGGGCGGCCTTCTCTGATTTATTAATTGCCTTGATCACTTGGCCCAAACTTTCCTGCACAACCCACACATTGGTGTCTTTGCCAAAAGCGGAATAGATGTGTGTCCTTAATGATCCCTCATCTGTAGGGACCTCAAAAACAGATGTAATGTGATCTGAGTTTAGATAAATGGGCATGTCCGCAAACTGCCCAGTGTTGGTAAATTTAACCATTGCCATTGTTCTTCTCCCTAGACGTAGGCAAATGCGGCAGATGCATCCAATGGGTAGGCGTATATTGTTCATACCCTTCCCCACCAGCTTCAATCCAATGACAGCCGTATTGACCACGATCAGTCCATGCAACGACATAAATAAGATTATGGCACGGCCAAGCCAGAATAGGAGTTCCATCTTTGGGAGCCGTTGCAATTGGCTGCCATACCGCCGGGGGACGCCAACTCCCGTCAGGTTTGTACTTATGATAGATCGTAAAGATGCCGCCGCTGGACGTAACTCCAAAGTGCTTGGAAATGTCCCGCCAACTTTTGCCTTCAGCGCGAAGAGCTTCAATCTCAGCAATCTTCTCCGGCGTCCATTTGACTGGTTTACGGGGAGCCATAGCTTTTCTCCATAAGCTTGTTCACCTCATCAGTGAAACGGGCCAATGCTTCCGCCGCAGCTTCTTCCGGGGTCTGATACTGAAGCGAATAGACACGCGAAAAGTCGTTGGGATACTCACCAACAACTTCAACACGAAACACAGTTAGGCGGCCCTCCTTCTCAATCGTGATAAAGGTGCGGGCGTTGTAGGGGTTATTGATGCTCATAGCTTACCTTTAGGCCAGTCGATGGGCGGAACTCCCCGCACCAATCATCAGTTTCAGTTGTCGGCCAATAAGGAATGGTCTTCGTAACATCATTAAGCGCAGGACGGGGCGCATAACGGCGGCACTCACCAAATCCTTCCCCCGGCTCTTCAAGCCAGTAGGCACAATCCGGGCATTTAGGCTGATAGCGATCCATGTGATTCTCCCTTCACATGTGGACATTATAAGAACGCCAGTTGCAAATTCAACTGAAAAGAAATAAATTGCACACATGATTGAAGACGATCACACTGAACAGACCAAAAGCATCAAACCCCCTAAACAGGGAAAGATGTTTAAAAAAACCCGCAATGGAAAGCGCGTGGGTCGGCAACGCTTGCCTCTTTCGGAGCGAAAAACCGTGCCAAAGAAAGAAGTTGTCCTTGAAAAGAAGACCCGCAAGCATCGGATTGAAGACTCCGATCTTGTTAGCCGCTCCATCATGGGCCTAGCCAAGATGGGTAAAACCATGGATGAGATTGCTGACTTTGTTGGCGTCTCCAAAAGCTGGCTGGAAAAGAACTATAAGCACCAAATCCGCTGTGGGCGGGAAATGGCTAATGCCTTGGTGGTTGAAAACCTTTACCAACAAGCCATGAAAGACAGCCCGTCATCAATTCAGGCGGGTATCTACCTGACCAAAGCCCGCATGGGCTGGAAAGACAAGCCAGATGAAGAAGGCAACAAGGCCCCCGCAGTGGTCTTTGACTTCTCTGGCCTTGATTACGATGAGCGCGTCCGCCTGATGGAGCGTATCAAGCTCCGCAAAGGCAACCATCTGGACGATGAAGTCCCCACAATTGACGGCGAAGTTGTAGAAGATGAGCAATAGTTCCAGCATACTCCGGGCAAAGTCGATTGAAGAAGCTATCGACCAGTATCCCGACGAAGCCTATGCTGCACTTGAACGTCTCAACTACGAAGAAAACCTTACAGACTTCGTAGAAGCGGCTTGGAAGTACATTGATCCCAATCCGTATGTTTATGGATGGCATCTGGACGCCATCGCTGAACACTTGGCGGCAGTATCCCGTGGCGACATTAAACGCCTCTGCATTAACGTGCCGCCCCGTACATCTAAATCATCCATGGTGTCCGTCAGCTTCCCCGCATGGGTATGGGCGCAATCAAACTACGGTCCCCTATCAGGCCCCCATGTTCAGTTTTTGTTTGCATCATATGCACAATCACTGTCCATCCGCGATAGCATCAAGACCCGCCGCCTGATTGAAAGCCCGTTCTACCAGCGCAACTGGGGACATAGGTTCTCCATCACTTCTGACCAGAACACCAAGGTCCGCTTCGACAACAACAAAGGCGGCTATCGCCTTGCCACATCAGTTGGCGGCGCATTGACGGGTGAAGGCGGCAGCATTGTCATCGTTGACGATCCGCACAACGCCAATGAAGTGGAATCCGATCTGGTCCGTGAAGGCACTTTGGAATGGTGGGATCAATCCCTGTCCACCCGTCTCAACGACCCTAAGACAGGCGCATACATCGTCATCATGCAGCGCCTCCATGAAAACGACCTGACAGGCCATATCCTGTCAAAGGACGTAGGAAACTGGACGCATCTGTGCCTTCCCATGCGGTTTGAATCCGACCGCCGCTGCGTCACGCCGTTCTTTGTCGATGAGCGCGAAGAAGGCGAACTCCTCATACCGGACAGGTTTGGCGATGAAGAAGTCCAAGAACTTGAAGGGAAGCTTGGGCCTTTCGCGGCAGCGGGCCAGTTACAACAACGCCCGGAGCCCAAAGGGGGCGGTATTATCAAAAGGGAATGGTGGGTACTCTGGGACGAAACCGTTGCGAGCGCGGAAGGACGGAGCAAGCTTGTATTTCCTGACTTTGAGTACATCGTCGCATCTCTGGATACGGCGTATACGACAAAGCAGGAAAACGACTATTCCGCTCTCACAATCTGGGGCGTCTGGACTGACCGCCAAGACAATCGCCGCATCATGCTGGTCTACTCTTGGCAAGATCGCCTTGAGCTTTCGCCACTTGTGGACAAGGTAGCTCAACTTTGCAGCAAGTTTAAAGTAGATAAACTTCTTATTGAGTCTAAGGCGGCTGGTATCTCTGTGGCTCAAGAGCTTCGTCGCCTATGGGCGCGTGAGGATTGGGGCATCCAGCTTGTCGATCCGGGCCGTGGAGACAAAGTTGCCCGCGCTTATGCAGTGCAGCATTTGTTCTCAGACGGGATGATCTATGCGCCTGACTTTGAATGGGCTGACAAACTCATTACCCAAGCCGTTAGCTTCCCCAAGGGGGCGCATGATGACTTGGTGGATAGTATGACCCAAGCTCTGACGCATCTTCGCACAATTGGCTTTGCACAAAAGCCAGTTGAAATAGTGGCGGAAAAGACAGATTCTATGGTATACAGGCCCCACAAGCCGCAACCTCTCTATCCGGTGTAGCCGATGCCTCTTGCTCCATTGAACCTACGCCAGAACCCAGTTGCTGGCACTTCATATCCCGATCTTGAACCCATGGATGTTCAAGTCGGCGGCGATGAGCAAAAAGAGCCCGCCAATAGCAACATCATCAAGATTGAACATGAAGATGGTTCCATCTCCATCAATCTTGGCGGCACACTTCCTGTGGGAACAAATAGTGAACAAGACTTCAATGCAAACATCGCAATGGAAGTTGATTCGGGCTATTTGGGTGGATTGGCGGCTGAACTTTGCCGTTTGATCAAGCAGGACGATGATTCTCGCGCTGAATGGCTTGAGCAATATGTGAAGGGCCTTGAGCTTCTTGGAACCAAGATTGAAAGCCCTCGCAACAATGCGGCTGATGGTTCTACGGCGGTTGAAGGACAGTCTACAGTTCGCCATCCGTTGTTGATTGAGTCCATTGTTCGCTTCCAATCAAATGCTCGCGGTGAAATGCTGCCTGCAACTGGACCGATGCGCGTCCGCAATGACGGGCTTGAAAATCTGTCCGTTGATGTTCAGGCGGAAGCTCTGGAACGTGACTTCAATCACTATCTAACGGTAACGGCGACAGAATATTACCCGGACACGGAACGTCTGTTTTTTGCTCTTGGCTTCTGCGGCACGGCCTTCAAGAAGGTTTATTACTGCCCAATTCGCCGCCGTCCTGTTTCTGAATTTGTGGATGTGAAAGATGTCATCGTCTCTAATGCAGAGACGGCTATGGAGAACGCACAGCGCGTTACGCATGTCATCAACATGGCTCCATCTACCTTGAAGCGTATGCAGCTTCTTGGCGTCTATCGTAATGTCGCCCTTGGCGATCCGGCTCCGGTTGATAAGAACCCGGTTGATCAGAAGATTGATCAACTTCAGGGCGTTATTCCGACCAGTGCAACACAGAGCGATTTGCAGTCCCGTGCCATTTACGAATGCTACTGCGAATTGGACATTCCGGGCTTTGAACACAAGGAAGATGGAGAAGCCACGGGCCTTCGTCTCCCTTATCGTGTCACCATCGACAAAAGCAGCCAGCAAATTCTTGAAATCCGCCGTTGGTGGAAGCAAGAAGACATTAGCTATCTGCGCCGCCAAGTCTTCGTGAACTATACATTTGTTCCGGGCTTTGGTTTCTACGGTCTTGGCCTGCTTCATCTGCTTGGCAATACGACAATGGCCCTTACGGCTGGTCTGCGCCTGAGCATTGATAACGGCATGTTCTCCAACTTCCCCGGCTTCCTTTATGCAAAGCAAGCAGGGCGGCAGCTTACCAATGAATTCCGTGTGCCTCCGGGCGGCGGTATGCCAATTGAGACAGGCGGCCAACCAATTCAGAACATGGTTATGCCGCTTCCCTATCGCGGCGTTGATGCAGCCTTCTTGAACCTTCTCAACATGGTTGAACAAGGCGGCCAGCGTCTTGGCGGTATTGCTGATATGGCTGTTGGTGATGCCAACAACTCACAAGCTCCTGTTGGAACAACGATTGCGTTGATTGAACAGGCCACGAAGGTCATGTCGGCGGCGCATAAGCGTATGCACGCTGCACAAGCCCGTGAATTTCAACTTCTGAAAGACCTGTTCAAAGAATGCCCTGAAGCATTTTGGGAAAACAACCAGTATCCCGCAGGGAACTGGACACCTCAAACGCTGATTGATGCTCTTAACAACGTCAATCTTGTGCCTGTGGCGGACCCCAATACACCTTCACAGACTGCCCGTATTCAAAAAGCTATGGCGATTAAGCAGATGCAGACTGCTAATCCGCAACTTTATGATCCCATCGCAACTGACATGCGAATCCTGACAATGTTGGGCATTGATGATGCTCAGTCTCTGTTCAACAAGAACCCGCAAGGTCCGCAGCAAGACCCTGCGCCGATGATGATGGCACAGGCAAAACTGATTGATGCACAGGCCAAAACTGAAGAAGTTAAAGTTCGCGCTCTTGATGCCGCTGCGGATGCTCAGAATCGTGCGGCGGATCGCGAAAGCCGCGAACGCATTGCGATGTATCAGCTTGCCCGTGAAATTGCGGTGCATCCTGAAAGCGCACAAATTGCGGAGAAGTTTGTAGAGCCGCAAGAAGAACAGATCACCAAGGAAAATCAGCCCACTAACACTGGCGTTGCTCTGGATTAAAGGTATAATCCACCAACCCCGCATGGAGTAAAGCCATGAGCGATTATAAGAAAGAAGCCAAAGCCTCCCGCCATGAAAAACTGGCGCGTTATGGTGCGAAGTCTAAGGTTCGTGCGTTTTCTGACACGGAACCTTATGATGGCGTTCCCTACATCGACAGCGGCAAAGCTGGTAAGGAGCCGATTGGCCCCTCACGCATGAACCGTGGCGGCAAAGCTGTTGATGCTGAAGGCTATATGTGCGGTGGCAACCTTGGCAAAAAGCCCCGTAAGGCTTCTGGCGGCTTGATCTCTTCTAATCCTGCCCAGCGTAAAAAGATCGTTGGCGCTCTTGCCATGCGTAAGAAGCGCGAAGGTCTTCCTTCTGCCCCGCCTAAGCCGCTGGCTCAGAAGCCGTCTGGCGTTGCTGGCCTTGGCGTGATGGCTAAGGGCGGTTCTGCCAAGAAGCATGATGATGAGGCTATGGATAAGGCGCTCATCAAGAAGATGGTGAAGCCTTCTGCCCGCACAGGTAAGGCTGGCGGCGGCCCAATCCATGATATGGAGCTTCAGGGCAAAGAATATAGCGAGCGTCAGAAGATGACGCCCGAACAGCGCGAGCATCTTCGCAATCCTGAATCGGCTCCAGTTACTGATGACCAAGCTCGCCGTATGCGTGAAATGTCTCAGAAAAAAGGTGGCCGCATCCATCGCAAAACGGGCGGTCGCGCTAAGGGCAAGACCAACATCAGCATCAATATCATGCCTTCGTCGCAGGGTGCTGGCGCTAATCCGTTGGCGGCTCTTGCAGCCCTTCCTCCGGCTCCCGGCCCGATGCCAATGCCTCCGGC